CGCGCTTTCTTCCGCTTGCGCTGGTGGAATAAGTAGCCCGCCAGTATTACCGCCCGAAGCGCCCCCTAAACCTTGCGACTGCATAGCCGTAACTGCGCCGCCGCCGCCAGTAGCTGCGGCTGCACCCCCGCCGCCGGCGCCGCCGAAGCTAGGTATAAGGCTAGTAATACGGTTCTTCGCCCTGTCTAGGTCTTCTTCCGTAACTAGTTCTATAGGTTCTTTTTGCTTGCCCCGTTCTATCGCGTCTACGAACCCTTCGTATACTTCCTTACCCGCCGCTGCTGTGTCGTCTACTATATCTTTAAAGCCGTCGGTAAGTACCTGCCCTGCTGCGGCGAAGCCGTCCGTAAAGGCTGTTTTAATAGCCTTAAACAAAGTGCCGAAGCTATTTACGACGTTCATAACCTGCTGCTTAATTATAGTAAAGGCAGCTACGAAAGCCTGCTTAAATAATTCGACGGCTATACGTACGCTTTCGTTTTCGTTGTATAAGCTTATTACTGCGTTTATCGCGTTCGTCAGGGGCTTTTTAATATCGTCCCAGAAGTAAAAGAACGCCGCGACTAGCCCCGCTATAGCAAGTATTATAAGACCTATAGGGCCTGTAATAGCAGTAGCCAACGTTCCGAAGCCCGCCGCTAGGCTAGGTAGAATAACTAGTATAGGGCCAATAGCTGCGGCTATAGCCCCTGCAGCTATAATAAAGTTACGGCTGCTACTGTCCATATTAGCGAACTGCGCCGCAGCGCGTTCTACAAAGCCTACCAGTTTTAGAATAGTAGGTGCTAGCGCTTTACCTATTTTTATTTGCGCGCCTTCTATTGCAGACCCCATACGGGCAAGCGCGCCGCTGGCTGTATTGCCCATAATATCTGCCATACCTTTGGCTGCGCCCTCGCTGTTCTGAAACTGCCCCGTAAGTTTGTCGGTTTGTTCGCCGCTTTTCCCTAGGACAAGAAGCGCCGTCTGTGCTGCCCTGCCTACTTCATCTTGCGCGCTGGCTAGGTTTAGCCCGTCGGCGGCTAGGTCTGCTATAGCGCCGCTTACGTCGCCGCCCGTCGCGCCCAGTTCCGAAATAATACGCTTAAGTGCAGTACCTGCCTGGCTACCCTTTATACCAGCGTTCGAAAGGCTGGCTAGCATAGCCGTCGTTTCTTCTAGGCTTATACCTGCGCTGTTTGCTACAGGTGCTACGTACTTCATAGATTCGGCGAAGCTTTCCATATCAAGCGCCGAAGCCCCGAAGCTGCTTGCCATTACATCTGTTACGCGCTGCGTTTCGCTAGCGTCTAGCCCGAAGCCGCGCAGGGTGCTACCTGCTACTTCCGCTGCGCGTGCTAGGTCAGCGTCTGCCGCTTGCGCTAGGGCTAGCGTACTTTCTGTTACTTGGTTTATTTCGTCGCTAGTGAAGCCCAAACGCGCGAAGCTTTCCTGTAAGCCTGCTACTTCTGTCGCAGTAAACTTTGTACTACTTCCCAGGCGCAGGGCTTCGCTTTCTAGTGCCGCAAACTGTGAAGCTGTCGCCCCGCTTACAGCTTTTACCTTTGCCATACCCGCCTCGAAGTCGGCGGCTACCTTGAAGCTAGTAAAGCCTATAGCGCCTAGCGGCGCAGTTATACCTATAGATAGGTCTTTACCTAGTCGCTTCGTTTCCTTGCCGAAGTTCTTAAACTTACGGCGGGCTGCCCCCAGCCCTTTATCTAGGTCGCGTGCGTCTACGCCTATCGTAGCTATTAAGTTCCCTATATTCATTAGAACGAAAGGTACGAATTTTCTTCTGCGTACTTTATATTCTTCGCCAGGCGTTCGGGGTCGTTCTTGTACCCTTTAGGCTTCTTTTCCCAGGGAAATACTGCCAGCTTTTCGGGCGTTAACCTACTGCCTTTTTTTGCGTGCGGCTGTAGTAGAAGGGTCGTCTGCCAGCGTATACGTTCCCATTCTGCCTGCTGTAGTTCGTCCTGCTTATTACCGTACACTTCCAGCGCAGCGAATAGTTCGCCCAGCGTAGCCGACCAAAAAGAAAGCGGGCTTAAGCCTAATAGACCTAAACCCGCCCCAATAAGAAGCCGCCAGTTTACTGGTTCTTCGTCGTCCTTTTTTTTTGTCCTTCGCCCGTATATTCCTGCAGTGCTGTAACTGCCTGCTGGACGTGCGAAAGGTCTACGTACGGTTCTATTTCCGCTAGCGTTTTCTTAAATTCTATACCTTCAAACTTGCAGCCGTCTACTATACCGACGTAGATAAGCCAGCACATAGCTTCGGCTGTCATACTACGCGCTTCGCCCAGGGCGAAAACGCTGCTTTTAGTTTTTTGTTCGAAGGTCTTAAGCGCGCGCAAGCTGTAGCGCAAGGGGTACGCTACCCCGTCTACAATTAGTTCCATACGTTAAAGTGTTTTTCTTAAGTAGTAGCCTTTGTAATAGTGCCCGTAAGTTCGAAAGAAGCGCTATACGTAGGCGCGTCTTCTACGCCGCCTGCCATTTCCAAAGAAGTAAGAATACCGTTCGCGCTAAACGTTTCGCCGCCCGTTTCTGTTTGGTCGAATACAAGCGCTACGGCTGTTCCCGTGTCGAAGGTAGAAGTAAGCGCCTTAATACCTGCCGTACCCGAAACTTCCTGTAGACCAGAAACGGAAATACTTCCGCTTGTCAGCCCTGGAATAAGTTCCCTAGTTCCCGCACTGTCTTTCGTGGTTACGTCGATAGTTTCCGTATTAAGTGTAATACTGCATTCGGTCGCGTGGGCGATAGCCGTACCGCCCAGCGATACTGCGATATTTGTACCGTTAAATACTGCCATAATTATTTCTTTTTATTAGTTGCCTTTTTAGGTGCTGCTTTTGGGGCAGCTTTCGGTACGCTAATATAACCCCCTTCTGCCAGTTCTTCGTAAAGTTCTGGTAGTACTCTGAAGCTTTCGCCTTCTTTAAATTCTAGCCCTACAGGGTGAACCCAGGGCTTTACTAGTGTTACCTTCTTTAGTGCCATACCAGCGAAGATACTACAGAATAACAAACGCTTCTACTTCCAGTACATACGCGTAACGGTCTGGTTCTTCTAGCCGTTCTATTTCGTCGTCTTGTAGGTAGATGTTATCTATAATATACTTATAAGGGGTAGACGCTTGTATACTTTTACGCGATAGTGCCGCCCTTATTTTGCTGCCCAGGTATACTGCGTCGGCGTAAGTGGAAGCATAGCCTACTATTTCTACGCGTGCCTGCTGGTACTCTGCCCGTTCTTTAGTGTGGTATATAGTCGTACCTGTCGGTTCGTAGGTAACGAACGGCAGGGTAGTACCGCTAGGTGCTTCGATAGGGTAAATTTTTGTACCTACCAGCGCCGTAACTGCTGCGCTATCTGCTAGCAGCGTCTTAATTCCGTGCGTATATTCCATTATTTCGCCAGCTTCTTAAATTCTTTTCTATAGTCTTCTAGCAGCTTACGCCGCATTTTAGGTACTGCTTCCTGTAAGAAGGCAGTTATTACGCCTGCGTGCCTGTTATTACCGTCTATATACTGCTTATCTTGTTCGACTATTAGCTGAAACCCCGCATCGCGTTTACTGCTAACCTTCGTACCCGTCCGTGCGCCTATCATATATACGTGGTCTACGCGTGCGCCTTTCGGCTGCCAGTAACCTATAGAACGCTTATACGTTCCCTTTTCTACTATAGTAGGCTTACGTCTGCGCTTGTCGGTTACGTATATATCTTTAGCGGCTGGCTTTATCTTACGCTTTAACTGGCGGCTTAAGTTCCGCGCGTGCCGCTTGTGTATTTCCTGCGCGCGCTTGTCTGTCTTGTGGCAGAAGCGGCTTACCTTTTCAAGTTTAGCCGTTAGTTCGTCAAGCCCCGAAAGGTCGAACTTACTTTTACGTTTGCCGCCTGCCGCCTGTCTTTTGTAATACCCCATTATTCGACCAGCTTACAGACCAGGCGAAGCGAAGTATTACGCCCTAGTTCTATTACGTTTTCTATATCGTACACCTGCCCGTTATACGTTACCCTGTCGCCGCTTGTAATACTAGCTACGTCGGTACTGTAACGAATAAGGAAGACTACGCGCTGTACTGCCTTTTCTAGTCCGTCGTCTATATTTTCTACTGCGCCTGTCGTGCGGGTATCTAATTTAGCCCAGGCCGTAAAAGACGTATTAAACGCGTACACGGCTTCGCCGTACGCGTTCTGCGAAACGCTACGGAATTCTATAGCTATCTTTCTGTCTAGCCCGCCTATTCGCATTAGTAGAAAGATATATTTCTGTACGGGTTCATAAGGCTATAAATACCCAGGGGTATTTCTTTTATAGTTGCAGCTTCTGCCGCCTGCCTGTTTTCGTAGTAGTGCGCTACCAAAAAGCGCACGGCTTGTACTAAACTTTCGGGCGGCGTGCTATATCCTACGTCTGCAGAAATAAGTACGGGTGACGGGTCTTGACTATCTACGCCAGGCGCGCTAATAAACTTAACGACGGCAGGCTTACGGTTCTTTTCGACGTAGTACTGCCCCGTGTCTAGCGTTACTTTCGCGCCGCCTTTGCTTACGCTATACTGCACGCTGTTAACGCGTATAACGGGCGCTACGGGCAGTTCTATAACTGCGTCGAACCCTGAAGCGTTAAAAGCTATAGTAACGTCTACTATACGCGTATTACAGTACGCGTTAACGAATTCGCACGCTGCCGCGCGGTAGGCTTCTATAAGGCTGTCTTCGTCGCTGTGCGTTACGCGCAGGTGCGCTTTAAGGTCGGCAGTAGAAATAACTGTAGAATAGTCTGCCTGCGTCGTATCGTTTAGGCTAACTATCATTCCTGCCGCTTGTTCTTCGGGGGTACGAAGTAGTTTATAGCAACGTCCAAAAATTCGAATACCCTGTTATCCCACGTAACGTACGTAAGGTTAGCGACTACTTTAAGAAAGACCAAAAGGGCGGCAGCCAGGGCGTACCAGTTACTTACAATAAATTCCCACATTGTACAAGTGTTTCTGCTAAAATAAAAAAAGGGCGGCTAATAGCCGCCCCTTTCTTTACTGTTTGCTGTTGGTTACGAATCCGCACCCAATACTTCCGCGTCGCTAGAAAGCATAAAGCCGACGGCTGCCGCGTGACGCAATTTCGCGTCAAAATACTGGTCTGCCACAATTTTAACCGTACCCGCCGAAGCGCCAGAGAACGGGTCAATCGTCAGTGAAAGCCCGCCCCACGTTGCCCAGAACAAGTGCGAAAAGTCGCCGAAGAAAAGAATATCAGACTTAAAGCCAGAACCCAGGTCTACGTCTGCGTCGGCAAGCGTCATAACTGCGTCAGCGTGAACGTTAGTACCGACCAAACGGGGTACACGGGTAGACCAAACTGCGTTATACCCCATAAGACGGTTACCTGCCATAAGTTCCGTACCGTTTGTTACCTGTGCCAGCGTCATAAGCCGCCCCGCAGTTTTAGGGCGCATAACGAAGCTACCGTTTTCGCCTATACCTGCGTCGCTAATAGCAGACCACAGGCGCAGAATATCGTCTACGTCTGTCGCTTGCAGGTCGTTATCTGCTGCGCCCGTAGCCTTTACAAGCGTACCCTGTGCGCTGTTAAGGTCTGCGTCTGCAGCAGCGGGCGTAATTTCCACGCCGCTAACTGCCTTACCGCCGTTTACGATATTTGCGAAAGCGTGCGTATCTATAGCGTTTGCGATAGCGTTACCGAAGTCGCGGGCGATAACGTCCGACATATTACCCGAAGCCTGGTTAAGCGCTTCTTTCGTAAGGGTAATTTCTGCGGCGAAACGCTGCGGCGAAAGGGTCTGCGACCCCATAGAACCACTAAACGCCGTAGCTGCCGAACCTTCGGCTGGACGGCTAGCGCCGTCGTTTGGCATAGTAGGCAGCTTAATATCGCCAACGAAGCCCGTAAGCTGCGTAGCGCCCAGACTCTGAATAATAGGCGTAGGGCGCAAGGCTTCGAGGAACGGCGCTACTTCGGTAGCCGTAGTAGTTACTGCGTCGTTTACCCCCGTCTGGCTAGAATCGTTACCGTATACGTTACGCTGTTCAATAAAAGACTGCGGAATACAAACGTTACCGCGAAGCTGAATACCGTACTGCGCTGCTTCGCGCAGGGCTTCCTGGTGCATTTCGTTTTCTACACCAGACAAGCGCCCTTGCGCTGCGTCGTTTAAGGCGCGTTGCAAGTTGTATCGCTGCTTCATCTTTGAAGCTTCGACCGTTTCGGCTTTTGGTGCTGTCGCCCCCATTTGCGCGAATCGCTGCACGTTTGCTTCTGTAGCTTCGGCGCGCTTTATTTGCGCGTCAAGTTCTGCCACGTCTGCGTTAATTTGTTCCTGTCGTTGCACTTCGGCTTCTGTGTAGTCGCGGGCTTCCGCTTCTGCCACTTCTACCAGCGCGTTAAGTTCTGTAAGCTTGCTACTACGCAAGCTTTTAAGCTGGTCGCTGTTTTTCATAGTAAAAGAAGTTTTATAAACTTTCTGCAATTTAGCGCGCTTACGCGTCGCAGGCGCTGCAGGGGCTGCCTTTGTTAATTCTTTTTTCGTGCTGCATCCACAAGCCGCAGCAGTTTCTTTACGCAGGTCGGCGCTACTGTCCCCGTAGGCGGGTCGCGTTACTACGCTTACGTCGTACAAGCCCCGCACTTCTTCGACCGTACGAACGTTTTCCTGCCAGCTTTCGCGCTCAATAGTAAAGGCGAAACTGCTTTTACTTATATCGCCGCGCCGCATACTTTCGGCAAGGTCGCGCGCGTACGACTGGTTACCTAACTGCAGTTCGTACCGCAGCCCTACTTCGTCTACGGAAAGCTTAAGCGTTCCGCTAGTCGTACGCCCTAGTACTAAATTCGTATCGTGGTTAAGTAGTGCTACCGTGTCGGGGCTTTCTTCTAGTACACGGGTAAAAGCTTCGGGCGCTATCTGTTCCCTAAAGCTGCCCAGGTCGGTAATACTATTAAATACTGCCGCATAGCCTACTACGGTAGTACCTTCGCCTTCCTGCCGTACTTCTATTTCCTTATCTGCGGCGCGTTGCTGTACTACGCCTGCGCGCTACGGTAGCCGCCTGCTGCGTCGTCGTGCGACGCGCAGGGCATATATACCGTTTTCCCGTCGTCGGTCTGGTGTTCGTGCGTTCCGCTACAGCCCATTTTTTCCGCTGCTGCTTGCGCTTCGCCTTTAGTTGTATATACTGGTACGCCGTCTATTTCCCCTACGCGGGCGCGGCTGTTTTCGTTTTCTGTTTCCTTTTGCATTTCCTTTACTTTTTGCCTGGTCTGGTAGTC